TATTGTGCTGCCTTCAATCAAGTTAGTGATGTCTAGTTCTAATAGTGCTTGTTTGTCCCACACTGTGACGTCAACATTTCTGCTTTGGACATATCCAGCCATTGGATACTGAAAAATGTATCCAGGAGTGTATCGTGTATCATAATTGTAATTTGAAAAGATTGGATACTGTGTTTCTAGTGGACGTTCAACAAAATCACTGTAAGACACATTGATGATATTTTGTGTGTCCGGCACAGATGCCTGAGTGAGATTGTACACCTGTTTTTCTTGTCGGTGTTTGAGATCATCCAGTTGCCATTCATAAGATTGTAAGGTTCTGTAACCTCCATATTCGCCTATTCTAAAAGCATGTTCTTCGAAAAAATCATAGTTCACTGTGCCTAGGGATTGAGTGGGGCTTTTGAAATTAGTTACAGGTTTTTTGGTGCCTTTGTCTCTGATCATTCCTTGATAGAACTTGTATTGGCTCAGTTCGTCAAGACCTAAATTTTCAAAGTATTGTCTGGTTTCAAATCCAATCAAATGCTGAGCATACTTCTGCTGTTCTGTATCAAAGTTGTCTGTGTCCAGCGAATAAAAGTCTCTGAAGTTTTCTGCTTTGGTGTCAAAGTTAGGCACAAGGTCCTTGACTGGCTGTTGGTCTTTGATCTGATAACGACTGGCGTCAAACAGTTCACCTGAATTATGACTTGTCAGACTCACATAAGTTCTGTTTTGATGTTGAACCACATCACCTTTTTTGTAATCTGTGTTAGGCACCCAATCCAAAATGTCTGCTTTGTCTACAATGTATCCTGGAGCATAAATGTCACCATTCCACTGTGCTGTTCTCCAACCAACCAGTTTGATTCTGTCTTGTCTTACTCCAAGCACATCATCATATATGACATCTTTGAAAGAAGTGATGTTATCAAACACAATCACATGCTCTTTTTGAACTGCTCTGATATCAGCATTGTATATGCCATTTTGTGCAGGATCTGTTTGAATGACAAATTCGCCATTTAATCTTGATGTTGATAAGTTTGTTTTTTGGATTGGAAATCCATCTTGTTGTAGCAGTGTGTAAAATTGAGAACCAGAAATGATGTCATCACCAACTGTGTTTGCTTTGACATATTTCAACTGAGCTGATGCAGGACTCAATGTAATCACAGCAGAATCTTCCCAATTTTGACCTGTCCAAAACAAGAACTCTTTCACAGAAAGATCCCAATCTACCGGAAGATTTAATTCTTCTGAAAATGTGTCAAACACAAATCCTTTGCTATGTAACCATTGATCGTAGCCATATAAAAATTCAGACACTTCTTGAATATTAGATAATGTTTCGCCATAGGCCAGTGTGGATGGTGTAGAAAGATAATCTTTGTATTTTTTAATTCTTATACCACCTTTGAGAGGCAGTACTCTTCCTATGGTCGACCAGCTTTCTTCATCAAAATTGGTGCCACTGGCGATATCACTATTTGCTTTATAATAAACATTTTCGTATTTTACAATCGACTCTCTTACATAAAAAGAACCAGACTTCCAGTCTTGATATGAATCAGTGACGCCGCCTATCACAATGTCTGATGAATTGTGATTCTTTCTTGGTTTATAATACTTGAATGATCGATCAAAATTGTTGTAGCCACTTATTTTGTATCCTGTGGTTGTTTTTTCAACTATCACACCTGAATAGTTTACAAAATCTACAGGAGCACTCTTGTACAACAGAAAGTCAAGATTCTCATCTGGTAGATATACTGATCTATTTGTGGATTCTGGATTATAACTGCTGATGATTGCTCGAAGATTGTTTTTGTTGCTGAATCCACCCAACTTGTAGGCCAGTTTGGACTCCATGTTATCCAATCTATTGCTGATGTAATCAATGCTTAGACCAAGACTGATCACATAGTCATATATGAAATTGATGTATCCGCTGGTGAATGATGCTGTGCTGGGCACTGTGTATTCTGTGATTGGTTGTCGATACAATTGATTGTACACAAACTGTTCATTGGCAGCTTTGCTGATTTTTGAAGTGTCAAAATAAAGTCCGGCATATTTTCCAGGATATGCCAAAAATTTTGCTATCTGTTCAGCAAAACAATATGACGATGATCGTCTCCAAGCAGTTTCTGCAGGACCATGATCACCAAATTCCCATCTGCCAGCATAATCCGATGGTGAAGATTGTCCAGTTGCTATTCCACAAGCTATAGGTGATAACAGTTCTCCTGCTGTGCTGACTGGAATCACTGATTTGATGTAACTTCTCACATATTTAGGATGGTAGCCTTTTCTTTGACCGTCAGATATAAACCCTTGCTCAACATCGTTCCAAAGGATGAGATTGCCGCTGGTATACGGAGCAGGCCCATAACGATCTTCCCACCATGTTGGCATTTCAGTAAACCCGAACATTTCCCACGGATGAGTGTGAGGTCGATCAGTGCCAAACAACTTGATGTAGATACCTCTCCAAAAGCCAGGTAGTTTTTGACCATCAACAGATGAAACATCCTGTGAATAATTGTAGGTAAATTCATTAGCACTATCATAAGTGTCATTGCCGGAATAATCCACAGCATTTGATCCAGACCATGTGTAAAAATCTCTGGTGATCATTGAATTGATCTCATCAGTTGAATATTTTTCAGTGATATCACAGTAATCAGGATTGTAATAAGACTTGATATTGTTGTATATTCTTTGTTCAAATTCAAGCAATAGATCATCTCTAAAATCACCAAAGGCTATCATTATAGACCCATCATGACCTTGAATCACATCATAGCCACCTGATTGATATGTGGTGTCTAGAAACTTTTTGGGTTGATACTTAGGTGCCAATCCCAACTTGGCTGGTGTAGCAGGCACAAATGTATTGTTTGTGTTTTCATATTCATGAATTGTAATCACATCATTGTTGTTCAAAGTGGCTGTGATTTGGATGCCAATTATTGCTGAACTGTCTGTTAGGTTTGTGAATACATAGTCAACAGAATGAGTCAACTGAACATCATTCACATACACATACACTGCTTTGTTAGACAGTGTGTCCAAAGAATGAAGTTGTGTGATGGGATAATTTGTGATGTTGGAGTCATTCACTGTGTATGTCAAAGTTTTTTTGTTAGAGCCATACGCCAACATGTCTGTGGCATGAAAGGGAAAATCTGAATTTTTATTTTTGTTAATCTCAATGAGCACAGCATCAAGATTCTCACTAACAGTTCCGTCTAGACTGAGTCTATTGCTGACTGTGATAATTGAATTTTTAAACTTTTCGTACTCCCTGCTGGAAAATCTCAGTGATTTGGTCAAGTTTACTACTTCGTCACGAGTTATCACTGATGCCAATGGCAATGAAGAACTGTGCTGATTTATCTGAGTGGCATAAGCAAACACATCAGAAATATTTCTAGAATTATTATCACCTTGGTTGGGTCCTTGTGCGTCTGGATGATTTTCTACTCCTGTGTTGTAGTGCCTAATCACATCGCCAAAAGTAAATTCTGTAAAATTTTTATTGTATGGATTGCTTACTGACGAAGTTGGCACTTCCCAAAAACCTTTTGATGTGGATTGACCGGTTGGTGAGTAACTTTTGATTGAAACAAGACTGTCTTGGCTTTGAGCAGTGTCCAATTTTACAAATTTTCCAAAATCGGTGTCGATCAAAGAATAATCTTTGGTCTGTACTCCATTAATATAGACTTGTACATCAAGATCATTTAGGGTTTGCGGATTTTGCCAGGCTTGTATTTCAAATGTCTGCTGTGATTCAGCAGATGTTAAATTTTCAATTTTGTATTGATACGTTTTATTTTCTGTCTTGATCCAGTTGTTTAGTAAAAAGAAATCGTCACCAATTTTTTCTCTGATATAGTATTTTCTTATGCTATCAGTTTGTAGGTTGCCTTCGGCATCAATGTAACTAAAGGTTTCAGAATTAAATTTGTCATTGACTTGTAGGTCAGTGAGCAATCCGAATCTCTTGTAGATTACATTTGTGCCATACACAGTATCAGGAGTGCCTTGACTGGCATTTGTTGCTATTTCAAACAGCACACTGCCTTGAAAGTTACTGCTGTTGTACACGGATGTGTCACTGAGTGACACACCGTTTTGATCAATGATATCAAAAACCGGCTTCTGTTGAACTGATGACTTTTGCTGTGCTGTAATCCACTGAGCATCTTTGTACAAATACACAACTCCTTTTTGAGTTTCTCCGTTTATGGCAACTAAATTAGTGTCTTCTTGTATGATTGATGAATCGTCAACAAGATGAATTACTTCAGAACCATCTGGTAGGTCGTCAAAATGTACTGTGAAAATTTTATTTTTTACATCAGGATCATTGATAAAAACAACTCTATCTCCAACTTTTAAACTGGTTTGATCTACTCTGTAACCAATGGTTCCTTGTACTTGACTGAGAGCGTCTGTGGTGATTGTGTCAATCAAATCAACTTTGACAAAATTTGAACCATGATTGAATAATTTTAAATTTGGTTTAAACTCAATGATCGGTCTTTTAGCTCTAAGATTTTCTGAGATTGTCACCTGAGACAGAGGATTTCTTTCATTAGTCTTGTTGATGACATCAATGTGAAACCATCTGTTTGATCTTGACCAACTATTTCTATCTGATGATGATCTGTTAATAGTCCAATAATCTTGATTGACTGATACACCTTCTGAATTATCCCATCCCACAGTGTCAAATCCAACTGTGCCATCTTCGTCCCAAACTTCTCCGGTGCTGACTCCAAAATCTTCATAGATCAGCAGTTCATTTTCGTCAATGATTTTAATTTCTTTGCCTACATTTTCGATGTAAACTTTTTTGTTGGCATAGTCACTAGTGACATCGCTCAACAACTGTAGTTTCATGCCAGATGTATATTCAAGTCCTGTGCTGTCTTTGAATTGGTTGACTCCGTTGAGATTTTCGTTAATATCAAACTTTTCATTAGCAAGATCTTTGATGATAAATCTACCTTGCATTTCTTGATGGTGTTCGCATTGATAAAACAACACGGTTGGATTTGTGGTAGATGAATCAGAAGATGGAACTTTTAATATCACTGTGCCATTGTCAGTTCCGTTGTTGGTGACATAGTCTTGGGAAAATTGATCATCAGTGCCTGTACCATACTGTGTTTTGATCCAAAAGTTAAAACCAGGAGCATCAATGACAAACTTATAGGTGTTGCCCTTGTACAGCACAATGTCTGGGTTATTTGTGCCTTTGTTGTTGAATCTCCATGCAGAAATATTTTTGTTTTCAACTTTGATTGTGATTTCACTGCCAGGTGTACCAAGAATAGAAGTTATAGGTGTTGGTCCATTTTTTAACCAGTAGTACTGTCTGTAGTTTACAAATTTGTCTGGATCAATGGGTGGCGAATAAGCATAAGTTTCAGACTGCCATAATCTGTTGTGATCATTTTTGTATCCGCCTTGAGCATGAATTTCATTGACCACATCAATGTATGGAGCAACAAAATCTACTTTTTGACTGTCCGATGAATAGGTCACTGTGGGTTCTAACTGATAGTTCTGTCTTTCATCGCTGATTTCTTCCAAATACACACTGTTTGATCGATATGTGGGTTGATACCTACGACCTACAAATGCTGAAAGTTTTTCAAGAGCAGAAGGCTCAATTAATTGATCTAAGGTAGATCCAAGAAACTTTTTGTTGGTTTCTGTTTGGAAAACTTGAGGTAAAAGACTAACTGATGATCTTTTGGCAGTGGACATTAATAATAACCCCCAACACTGCTGTTTGATGTAGTTGAAGTGGTTGAATTCACTGTGCTTGATGATGTAGCAGTAACATCTGTTGTTTGTGTGGATGTTACTACATTGCCTGTGGATTTAAGTTTTTCTGCTGTGATAGAAGAAATCACTTCCACGTTATCAACTGTGGCAGAAGAAATTAATATTTCGTTGTCTTGAGATCTGATTTGAAACAGAGATCCAAAACCGCTGGCTGAAACCGCAGGTACAATCACCACACTCAATACATCTGGAGCAAGTTGGTTGTGTAAGTATGCCGCTAATTCTGTAAAATAAAATGTGTCAGCAAAATCCCATAATCCTAATGAAAAATAATCATTCACTGATTGAATTAATTGCGATTTCAATTGATTATCGCTGACATTGGTGTTTGGGTTTTTGACTACTTTAAAGGTTGCTTGGAGGCTGGCATCAGCACCTGGTCCAAATAACAATTTGTATTTGCCGGGATTAAAAATTATTTGATCAGACACACTTTTTAATTTTTCCAACGAATTGCTGTAATCGTTTTCTAGATCATTGATTGTTGGAGCACTTGGTCTTGTGTAAGATTGATTTTTTCTCAACCAAGTTCTAATAGCAGTGTCATATGCTTTTGTGATCACATAAACATCAACTATGTTAGTAACTGCTGGATCAATTCTTCTGGTTCTTGGTGCTCCGTGTTTGTATTGATACAGTAGATTGTCTCTGCCTCTGTATGCTGTGTATCCTGTGAGGTCGGACAGCAATCCTGTGGTAGTGCTGTACTGTTTGAATTCGTTGTTTGAATAAAAATAAAATTTTTGATTGTTTGGATATATTGAATAATCAGAGATAGATGACTGTGTCGGAACCACAACAAATTGGCTGTTCAACACTGGATCTTGTTCTGTTTGGCCGTTACGTTCTACTGATTGAAAGAACACATACTTGTATCCCGGCTTTTCGGAAGTGCCTACAATCAATTCAAAAAGATCTGGATTATCAACTACACCGTCGTCATCAGAATCAAAAAATCCCACTTGAACTTTTCTTGTGTCGCTGTATCCATCTGTGCCTACAATGTTTTTGTATATTTGCCAATCATAATCAAATTGTAGACTGTTTACAAGATCAGTGCCTGTGTTGGTTTTGAGGATTCTAATTTTGTCTTTGATTGTGTTTCCTGTTTCAGGATCGAATATTTTAACTGACTCGTCAAAGTAAAATTTATTTCTATTGTAAGAATGAAACACAAATTTTGTTGATCTGTATGTGACTGTATAACTGACTCCATTGGTTTCAAATCTCACCATCCATGAACTGTCCAATTGACTGTTTGACGTGTTGCCTTGATTAGACAAACTGAAAGATCCTGTGTTGAGATTGTCTTCATCAATGACAAACCATGATCTAGTATTGGTGTTGTATGATAATCCAAAATTTTTGTATGCTACCACATTATCAATGATAGCAGTTGAAAGAGTTGATGAAATATCGTCCACAAATTCTGGTATAATTTCACTCAAAATAGATGTGCTAGGCACTAGGTCATTGAGGATAACTGGTCCTGTGCCATCTCCTAAATTGCCTAAGCCACCATTTGATCCATCGCCTTCAACAGATACAACCTTACACCATATGGTGTCTCTGGATCCAGGATGATTGGCATCACCTAACATCAATGTGCCGTTGTCCATGAAATGATATCCAGCTGGTGCTGTGAATTTGATCAATGAGTTTGGTGTAACATATCTCAAATTACTGGTAGTTTGAGTGCCAACACTCAGTGGTGTAGTGCTCTGAAAATATCCTGTACATTGATTTGTGGTTTGAGTGCTGTTGTTCCATGTTCTATCTGTACCACCAGATTGTCTTGGATAATTTCTATAATAAAACTGTCTAAAACTGTCTGCTGTAAAAACATCACCAAGTGTGGTGTTTATCACTTGAAGCACATCGTCACGATTGGTAAATTGGAAATCAAATGTTTGAGATGTTTGGTCTCTGTAAAGAATTCCTTCATCTGAAAAAATATCAGTTTGGGAATATACACCTGTAGGATCAACAATGTCTAAAAATCTCGAAATCCCTGAAGATGTTCTCATCTGTGATTTGATTTTAGCAATAGACGGGTTTTCTACCAACGGAGTGATTTGATAATCTTCCGGAGTGATCATTCTGTTGTTGGTGTAATAAGACTGTGGTGCTAGAGTTTTGATTTCTCTCACAGACTGAGACGATGATGCATTGGTCACAACATTCTGAAGTGATGCACTCAGTGTCAGTGTGTTGATTTGTCCTGATCGTGACACATATTCTATTTCAACTGTGACATTAGTCAAATCACTGGGTTGAATTTGATAAGTTAAATTATTGCTTTGTCTGAAAACACATCTAAAGTTTCCTTGTGGCAGAGTGCCATACACACCATCTGAAAACACAAGATTGACTTGATCATTGGTTTTTGTGACCACAGCAAATTGATTGTTGATAGAATTTTCCAGCGAATTGTAAATCACATTGTTGCCTGTGATCGCAGGCACTTTGGTCCATCGCTGTTCAATGACTCCATTTTGATCCAATTTGAACAACCATACATCATCGTTGTTGATGTTGTTTTGATTGATGGTAACTGTGGTGTTGGGTGATGTATTTGTAACAGTAAAATCTTGAGTGCCTATTGCGCCTTGTCTAAAATGAACAAAGTAACCGGTGTTTTTAGATCCAAATCCCTGTGAATCATTTTTGAATATAAACGAAAAAGCATTGCCAGGCACAGGTGCTTCTTCGTACAGAAACTTTTCATTTAAAAAACTACAAGGTACAATTTCAAAAGGCATGTTTACACCGTTGACATTTCTCGAAAATTGATACACTGGTGTGTCTAGATTGGTTGAATTGAATCTGTACAATTGAGTTGGAATACCACCAATGGTGTCACTGGCTTGAGGTTTGCCAACAAACTGTTCTTTGGGCATGGCGGCATTAAGAATTGTCGCAAATTGTTCTTGCCAGTTGTTGTTAGCAAGATCGTTCCAAAGCACTGGTGTGTTTGAAAGATTTTGACCGTTGGCATCAAAAACTTCTTCTGTGGTTGATATTGATTCTATTTTTAAAAACCCCGATGATGCTATGTTTCTTTTGGGTTGATAAGAAATCAGTCTTGCCAATCTCAACACAGACTCTTTTCTTTCAGCTAGATCAATGAAATTTTCTCTGGCATTTAGGTCAACTCTGTATGATATTGACTGACCAACATAAGCAATGAGATCAATCAATGCCACAAATTCTGAAGAATCAATGTAATCATTGAATGATTCAGGATAATTCAATTGAAGATAATCAATCAGTGTTCTTCTGATGGTATCAAAGTCGTATGATTTGAAGTCGGTTTGACTAAATGTTCTATATAATTTTTGCCATACCGTGGATGCCAGCAAAGTGTTTTGTCGATTGTCTACAGCCATTATGAATATTTATTGCGCACAAAAAGTATGTACTTAATTATTGTGCTAGGTTGTGGCAGAAACTGTAGAACCTCCAACCATAAGTCCTTGGTTTTGATCAAACAGTAGGTTTAAACGTTCTTTGATGCCGTATCCAATGTAGATCAACAACACATCAACCTGTACGCCATGCTCGTATTCGTTGACTTCGATTTGATCCAAAGCCACTCTTGGATCATAGTTTACCACAGATTCTATGTCTCTGATGATTGCATTTTTTGTGTCGATGTCCAACGGATCAAAAATATACTGCCAAATGTTGGTGCCAAAATCTGGATTTTCAAGTTTTTCACCCTTTCGAATGTTGAAATGGTTGAAAAGATCTTGTTTGACCAATTCAATGTCATACAGTTTTGCTGATTTGAATTCACCTTGCTGTGTAGAAAATCCTTTGAACACCTGAGCATTGGACTCTGTGACTGTTTTGGTTCCTGTGGATGATTTATATGTAACTACTGCCATTTTTTATATTTAATCGTTGTATCCATTAGCAAACACAGTGTCTGCTCCTGAACTTATTGTTACTCCACAACTGTAAGCATCGCCGTGTCTGCCCATTTTTTTACCATTTACAAATACATTAGGCGATCCTTCACTTAAAGTTGTAGTGTGTGGCACACAACTCGGTGGAGCATCAAACAAATGTGCTGTGTTTGAATCTTCACCATCATTTCTTGTGATCTTTTTGCCTTCTGCATACACTGAAGGAGATCCTGTGGCTACTGCATTTGATCCACCACAAGGATGCACAGTTACTGAATCGTCTACTCTTGCAACTTTGGGCATTATGTGATCTCTCTTTCATCTAAATAAGTCTCGACATCAGTTTTTTGTGCTGTGGTCCTGTCGCGTCTTTTGTTTTCGTGCTCAGCATATGGTTCAGATGTTGGCACTCTTTTGGTTGTTGAAAGATCTCTGTGTGCACCTTTGTTTGTGAAATAGGTTTTTTCTTCAATAATGTTAGATCCAACATGACCCGAACTTACTTTGCCAGAAGTGTTCAAATGTATCTCATTGCCGGTGTTGACCAAAAAGTCATTGCCAGCATAAGTTTTAATATCTGTGCCAACCTCTATCAATCCATTATTTGCATACAATCTAAAATCACTGTTTGCTTTTTGATCAAGGTTTACCAGGGCAAAAATATCAATGTTCTTGCCTTGCACAGATATCCTACCTGTGTCAGCATTTGGAAAACTGTTCACTAATCCTGCTTCATCGTTGTTTGTACCTAGAGCAGTGAGGTTAATGTTTCTTCCTGCTTCGATGTTTACATCTCTATCTGCAACAAAATTAAAATCTGCTTCTGTTCTCACAGACACACTGTCTTTGGCATAGATATCAATCTTGCCGTCTTTAGTGAATTCAATCCAAGCAGTGCCATCTGTGTTTGTGATGTACACCAGTCCTTCTGTGTTGTGAAGTAGCAATTGAGCACCGCTTCTGGTTCGTAATCTTATGAGTTCGTTTGTGATTGGTTCAACTTCTTTGGAGCCGTGTCTTTTTGCTGGTGTGCCATCATCCATCACAAATGTGTGACCACCCAGTCTTGAATGAGCAACCTTAGATGGAGATTTTCCACTAGGGTCATATATTATTCCGTGTCGATTGATTGATTCACGAGGATTGGTCTGCTGACCATCAAAATCAATTGGTCCGGGTGTGGATATACCAAACACCTGTGAAGGAGTTTCTCTTCGAGCAGATGATGTTGTGGTTCCTCTCACTGAATCGCTTTGTAGTCCCTGTTTGATCAGAGTGTCAGTTTCCGGAGTGTGTAGTGGTCTATCTTTGAATGTGTTGTCTTGAGTGTATGTTGTGTTGTTGATTAATGTTTTTGTGTTGGCTCTTCTGTTGGCTTCTGTGACTGAAGCAGATTCTAAACTTTTGTATTTGCTGTCTTCGGTTTGAAAATTTTCAGAAGATGCTTTGCCTGGAATCATGTAATTCATGTAGGGTTCTGATATACAACCTATGTAAAAACCTTCGTTGAGATTGCCGTTGGCAAATATCACCAAAACCTGAGTGTCTATGTCAGGTGGTGTCATCCAAAATCCGTATGATTTTTGAGAGTTAGAAAATTTGTTGTCAGCAGTGGTTTCACTGAGCGGAGTAATGCCAGCAAAAGGCGAACAGTATCTTACATTCACTGTTTGAGCACTCAAAGAAAGTGCTGATGTATCAAAAGGACCATGGAGATCAGGAATCCACACATCCAGTCTGCCCATTCTCAACACATCAGCAGAATTTTTTACAAAACCCACATATGGTCCGGGAGACTGTTTGATTTTTTCAATGATGTTTAAATCATTTGGCGATTGTTTTGATCTACGTATTACTGACATTATAATCCAAATCCGCCTGGTTTCACTTGTAGGGTTCCATTGCTCATGTCTTCATAAAGCCTACTCTTAAAGTTTTGTGTTCTTGTGAGATTTTTTGTAACATCACTTGGTTCATACTCTGTAGTATCTTCTCTAGATGGATTTTGTTTTTTGAACAGAGGATGTTTGTTTTGATGGATTGATTTTTTTTCTTTTTTATCCACGTTGGATGTGTCTTCATTACCAGTTTCAATAATAATGTTAGGCGATGGTAAATCATGTAACTCTTCTTTGATGTTTTGATATCTATTTGCTGGACCAAATTGACCTGTTCCCCTCTTTGGCACATCAGACCACTGATGCCTCATCCTAACCATTTGTAAATTTTGAGTAAACATGCCTCCTTCAAATCGAGACTCACACAAAAACACCTTATAAATTCCTTTAAAAAATGCAGCATCTTGTATGTTGAACAATCCCTTTTCGTCATTGACATCTGTGGGTGTTTTAAAATTCAATCTTATGAATATTTCTGTGTCATCCGGCAACACAGCATCATTGATATCAGTATTAGAACCACCTTCAGACCTTCCAATCATTGTGTTGGACAGTACTGATTTTTGTTCAATCCAATAAGGATCTCCAAGAATTTCCATGTTGGCCACCAATAGGTCAGCAGTAGGATCCTTGATTATTCGATCAAATAGATTGGCCATTGCTAGGCCTTTGGTATTATTGCCTGGGATCAGAGTATCATACTCAGCGTTTTGAACATTGACTGGCGTAGCAGAAAAACTGCCGTCAGCATTGGATTGGTTGGCTGATCTGGTGTTGGATTCTTTTTGAGTTTCACCAGTTAATGAATTGTTAGCAGTAGTGTTGCCCAGAGGAGTAAAATAAGGCACTGGCTGATAAAAAGCAAATTTATAAGTGATATCAAAATTCAATACATCTTTGTTTTGACCTGTGTACAAATAATCATATGTCCGCGAAGGTTTGACGTTTGACACTAGGTCATCGTTTGTTTTATAATTAAAATGCTGTTTGCTGACTCGCTGTGTTCTTAAAATATATTTTATCTTGAACGCTGACCGCCCAGAACCATTGTCGTTGGCCAGTATTTCAACTTTGGTGAAAATTCTCACAGCAGTGGTGAATCCATCTCCATCCACATCAACCAGATTGTTGTCATCATCAAACTTATTCCTGTAATATTCACTTTCTATGATCACTTTGTTGATCCAGTCAACTATGTTTTGTCCTTTTTTTACCAACACAGTGGCAGACAGTGATGGCGGTTGACCAAGATTCGTTGTGTTGCTTTGATTTTTTGGATCTGAATAAGGACTTGATCCCAGCACTGCTGTCAAGATGTCGTCGCTCTCAGGAGACAACAATTCAAACTCATCAGGCACAGTGACTTGCTTGTCTTTTTGAAGTCTAGCAAGAACTCTTGTGTACTGTTCAAAAAAGTTATTAATAAGTGTGCCCACAGTGGTTCCTTGTATTCTAACATTTTCTGCGGTATAGGCATGAATGTCCATCAATGGAGTGTAGTGAGCCGGAGCTGCTTGTAATTGGTATGTGGTTACTCCAGCTTCTACATTCATTTCTGCTGAGTAAATGTGTATTGGTATAAATCTTGTGGATCGAGGAATTGTTGAAGTTGGTTTTTGATCATCATCGTAGCCTTTGAACTCAATTTTTAACATATAAACAGCATTCAGATGATTGTTGTATCCTTGTTCCTGAGCAACTTTGATCAATGTGTCTAAAAATTGTACTCCATAAGGCTCAATGACATTAAAAAGAATTTGGTAAACTGATGCACTTCCAGAGCTTTCAGTTGGAGCAACTGTGTTTCTGATGACCAAATTGTCAATGTAGTAGTCCAATCCGTCATAGGTTTCGCCGCCAGCACCTCCACTTTTTAAAATCAATACACCGTTCTTGTCACCTGAGTTGAATTGATCTTTGCTGATACATGACAAACTCACAATGTAGTTGTAAGGACTATAATCATGCAACACATTTGATCTTGGAAATAGATCTTTGCCTGTTTGAACATTATCTGAATTGCTTGATTCTGGGGCCAACATTCTCAACTGTTCTCCCATGGGGCTGAGATAATCAACACCACTGGTTCCTTCTAGATTGTTCACAATCTGATTGAATTCTGCTCCTTGAGGAGAAGTTTGAAATTCATTGAACTTTTGTACAGCATCAAGATCGTCTAGTATCATTCCTTCTTTGATAGAAACTGGTTTAGATTTGTCAACAGATGCTTGAAAAAATTTAGCATCTAGGCTTGAATCTGCCGGCAGAGCATTCACACCCATGCCCACATAATCAATGCCTTCACTGCCTACAATTTTATTGGCAAATATGTTGAAAGAATCTTCAGCACTGACCTTGCCTGACAGAGATAAATCACCTTTGAGTAGATTACCAAAATCAGATCCGGCCAATTTGTTGAGAGCTTTGTTTTTGTAAGCATCAATATCGATGCCAATATCTGTGGAAGGCATACTGATGTTGGCAAATTTTGATAGAATGTTTCGTTTGCCTTGACTGCTCATGCTATATTCCTAAAAATTTTTCTAGTGTAGGTTTTTTCGGAATCCTTATCTGTGTGCCGGCTGTGAACCCCCATATAGGATCAGTGATCACATCCATGTTTCTGTGCATGAACACCCACCACAGTTTGGCAGAACCGTACAAATCATGTGCAAGAAGGTCTGGCCTGTGTTCATAAAAGGAATCAATCTCATACAAGATATCATCTGGCTCAAAAGCAAACAGTCTCTTGGCCAAATATCCCAGAGATTCTGTGCCTTGTGCTGTTGTATAATATGGTGAAGTTTGGTTATATTGTGCCATTAAATAAATCCTTTTTTGGCTAAATCGCCGTTGGCAAATGATTTGAGATCAAATTTGGAGGCTTTGTTTCTTGAGTAAATTGGGATAGCATTAATGGTAACCATAGAATCTGTTGGCACATAGTTTATTGCTCCAGTTTTTTCCACTTGTCTTTGAACAGCAGGACTCTGTCGATAGTTCACACTGGGAGGTCCGCCACGGAATGTTTCAGACTCTAAAACTTCATCAGCAGTTTGAGTTGGCACATTGATTGCCACATAGTCAACGTCTTGTCTGAAGTCCAGTGTAAAATTGGTTATGATCACTGGCACATCTCTGAACACATAATCACCATATCCATTCAATCTACAAATTGGTGGAGGATTGCCCACATTGGTGCCTTGGCCGTAGTACATTTTGGTTACTGTTCTCAGAAAGTGTAGTGTGCTGAGCCATCTCAGACCATCTTTGTGATTCAACACTGGAAATGAAGCATTAATGGTCATTGAGTCAACCTGTGAACTCTGATAGGCATAATATGGATAATTGTTGTGGACCATGGACCGTGTGTCATAGTTGGCAGAATGTGACATAAAGATAGATGGTGTGGTTGGAAATCTCACTCCAGGATATTCTTTTTCCAGAGCAGCTGGTGCCAATATGTTTGAATCACCCATCAGTTGTGTGAAAGTAGATCTCGGCAGTGACAGTGTGACTGCCCAATCCTGTGTGGCACTGGGCGAAGCAACCTGGCTGGGCAGTGCTGATTCCTGCCGACCAAATATGCCACCCAAAGGTAATCCAGAAGCTGCCAATCTCGATCCCACAGCATCAGCAACACCTGATGTAGCACCTATTTTGCCGACTGCCTTTTTGGCAAAGTTAACACCTTTGTTGAGAAAATTTGTAATCATATTAAAGATATTTATTGATTTAATTAACTACATACTTTATAATAAGTGCTAGAAAGAAGAACTAACACTATACAATATGTCAACAAAATACCTCAACAACAGAGACATGCTCAAACAAATACATCTGAGCAAACTCACATACAGCAGTTTTGTGTCAGATGATGATGCTCACTATGACTTAATTTTGCCATCTGTAGACAGAATCAACATCAGAACCATAGCACAGGCCAAAAGAGAACGAGCCAAACGTCTTGAGCGTGAAACTGGAGAAAAACAGGATCCAAAAAAGATTGAAAAACACGATTTGGTGTT